CCAATCGGGTAGACCGTTTACCTGTGCCTACTCTTGTACCTGTGTTGACCTGAAAGCCCATACCAGAGTGTGCTGTACAATAGGTGTATAACGTAGGTGCGCCAACTGCAACGGTAATCTTTGTAAAGGCCGTACCAGATCCAGGTGTGCCTGACGTTGTTACCCCTGTTGTATACTCAGAGCCACCGCCATGTGAGCCGTTAGCTGTAATGGAAAACCGTAGAGGATGCCCGTTGTTACTGGAATCAGACTGATCAAAAGTATAAGTGCCGCCTTCTTCAAGCGTTAAGGTTTGAAAAGAGCCATCCACGTAAAACTTATTACCACTGGCATTGACTACAGTTATAGCATACGTCTTTTCAATCATCGCCATGTTGCGTACTACACGAAGCAAACGATTACCATCATCAGGTATCGTTTGTTTAGTGCCTTCACTTAGCGCAACAGTTGCATTGGTGGCAGTCGCATCTGGCTTTAATAATGCTATTTCTCGCTGAGCATCATTAACCCAAAGCACTAACTCATTGGTAGAAGACCAACGAATACCAGCCGTATCTTGAAGCGTTTGTTGAACTCTATCTAAAACACTCTGAACTGAAACCGTCATTTATCACCTATCTAAATAGGCTTGCCATGCAGCTTCCCTTTCATCTGTTGCTACGGTACGTCCAGCAACTCGATTAATAGCGGCAGCTTTTGGAGAGTTATCCGCTTTAAAATTTTCAGGGCTACTCTCATTAACAAGCGTTTCTATTGCAGCTACTACAGTATCTAAGTCTTCAAACGTCTTAGGCTCATCGCCAAAATTAATCTCAAGATCAGTATCCATAGCAGCAACTTCTTCTTGCCAAGTTTCAGCAGGTTCTTCAGTTGATTCCACAACTGGTTCAAGTGCGCCTGATAGTTTAGCCCCCATCTGTAATGCAACAGAGCCTATCTCATCAGAAACTTCACGTTCAACTCCTGCTTCAAATAAAACAACTGCCCCACTAAGTAATGCTACCCGTAGATCAGCTTCAGAAACTACTTTCATAGTGGCTCCTTATTTAGCCTTCTTTTTTGTCGGGCGGCTGCCCGTTTTATTCCAAGCATTCATGTACTGACGTAAACTCATGCCTGTTTTTTTCAATTGCTCTGCAGATACATTAGCAAGATTTTTACCATTACGTCTTATAACCTTTGAAGATCCCGAACCAAAAGGTTTAGAAGACGTTGGTGGTGGTTTAGGTGGTGACTTTACATCAGTCACTATTTTTTTAGCCTCTCGTAACCGTTCCTGCGCTAAAGTACGTTTTGCAGCTTTAGGGCCTTGAACGGTTACTTTAGTTTTGGGTTTAGCTTTGGGTTTATCAGACCCTCCACTTTGCCGTGCAGCAACACTATCTGGAAAACGTTTTGCAACAGCAGATTTACCACCATCATCCTTTTTCTGCCGTGCAGCAACACTATTTGGAAAACGTTTTGCAACAGCAGATTTACCACCGTCACTTTTTTTCCGTGTAGCACGCCTACGAGTAGCATCTTCCCTACGTTGCGCTGTAGTTTTCGTTTTTACTTTATTCTCTGATCTTCTTTGACGTAAGCTTCTTCGAGACATAGGCTACTCCTAATAAGATGAGTCCTCCCTCGAAAGGGAGGACTCAATAGGTTTTACCCTACAATGAGGTACATAGTTAATGTACCAGTTGTAGCACCAGTAGCAGGTCCTGCTTGTACTGTCACATCAATTGTGTCATCAGCAGTAAATGTTACTGGGGCAGTCGCTGTACTACCGTGAGTAGCGTTACCTATTGCAAGGCTAGAGGCTGTGCCGCCAGCTTGACCAATGGTTGAGCCATCAATGATAGAAGCAGCTGCGCCACCGTACCCTACGTCTAAAACGATAGAAGGTGAGCCACCAGTGTCAAGGTCAGTCGTAGTTAAGATAGCACCATAAACTGTCTCACCTTTAAACACATCAACCATCTGAATAATATCAGCGGCTGAGAGTGCAGCAGTGATTGAGTAAGAAGCTACCCGAACTCCTAAGTTACCTTGGGGAAAGTTCTGGAACGCTGAGTTACCAGATACAGAGTCAGATGTAAATGTCGCCA